ATGGGTCTTACGAAACAATCCTACAGAGTTAAATCTTAAATCCTAGAAGCCTGAACTAAAGTTGTTGCATTAACCTTGGTAAACAGTTACGCTTGTCCTGTCTAACCACAGAGAGGTTTTTATGCACGAACTAGACGAAGCGGCTTGGGAACAATGGGTGGCTTACCGCAAAGCCATTCGCAAAACTATCAAACCCGCATCCGAACACGCGATGAAACTCAAATTGTCGCGTTTCGGTGCTGACCAGCAGGCGGTCGTTGACCAGTCAATTGCAGGTCAGTATCAGGGTCTGTTTGAACTGCATAAAAAAGCAACACCCCGCCCCGGTGAGAAGGTCGAAAAGACCGACAAGCAGAAAGCCGCAGATGTCGCTCGTCACGCTGAACAAGATGCGTGGAACGCGAGGGGTTGGGACAAGTTGGAGCCGACTCCGTTGAACCGTCTCAAACTCTGTGAGGCATATCTTGCTCGATTAACCATCAGCCCTGATGCGGATGCGATGGAGCGTCTGCGGGATTCGACCGCCGCCGCGTTGCGGTCAGCCGATGCAGCCGAGGTGCTGGGTCACCCGCACTTGATGTCGATGGTTCGCCAACTGTTTGGTGAACGCGGCTTGAATAAACTCAAAAAGCGGGAGGTGCAATCGTGAAGTTAACAACGAACGATATGTGGGATGCGTTGAAGGCGTATCAGACGCAGGCAAACGCCGACGGTCACGGCAAGTCGTGGCAGACAGCGTGCCAAACAAAAACCGTAGCCGACATGGACGCTGCAATCGAGGATTCTAGTGAACGGATGCAGGAAGCCGACCCCGATTACGAGTTGTTTGGTGGTCGCCCAAACGACGATTACGAGCGAATGTACACCGCAGGCGAGGCAATGATTAACGCGGTATATGTGATGCAGTCGGATGTTGAGCGTCAAGAAAACATCAACATGGCGATTCGACTCATCGAAAAGGCGCAGGAAATAGGAACATGAGCATTAACGCCATGCTGTGGGCGCGGGAGGTGAAGCCGTGACACGCGAGGACATTATCCGATGGGCGCGTGAGGTCGAAGATTACGCCGACACCATTTATCAAAAAGGCGAGTATCACCCCGGATGGTTGGAGGTTCGTGACCAACGCTTCGCCGCCCTCGTTGCTACAGCAGAGAAGCAGAAAGTCGTGGAATATATGAATTCTCGCGCTTTCGCTACAGGCCACGGCGACACCATTGAAGACTTGCTTAAAGAGATGGAGTGGCAGGTTGCCGAGCGAGAGCGTGAGGCGTGTGCGAAGGTGTGTTTAAACATGGAAGGCATGGCTGGTGATTATGCAGACAAGTACGCCGCCGCCATCCGTGCGAGGGGGAGCAAATGACCCGCACCTGTAAACAATGCGGAGAGAAATTTTACGGCGCGTCGAGCATTCTTCAGCATCGCAGCGGTGCGTGTGGCGGCGAGGAACTGCTAAAGTCTCGCGGTTGGGTCAAGACCAAAGCGGGTTGGGTATCACCACAACGCGCCATGTTCGACGCAAAACGCCGTGGAGTTTGAGCGGCTGATGAAAAACCGGGATGCGCCGCATATTGATTACGGCGCGTTTCTTGGGTTGCTGCCGAACAACCAAAAAGTTTGCCCGTGCAACATCGACGGCATTGTGGAGCGCAAAGGCAAGTTCCTTGTGCTTGAGTGGAAGCGTCAGGGCGAGTCGATGTCGGAGGGGTTACGCCGCACCTTGCAGGCACTCGCTGCCACGCCAAACTTCCAAGTGTGGGTGGTGCGCGGGGATACGGACGAGGGGCTACGGATAGCGCGGTTTTTCTTCGTGTCGCCGCAGGGCAAAGCAATGCTGCTTGGGGAAGGCGTGGAGGAATTTGTACGCGCCTACAAACTCTGGTACGAATGGGCTGACGGGTCGTTCTGATGCGCTACGCTGCAAAAAATGAGAATTGAAAAATGATTTATACCGGCGACTGCTTGGATGTGCTTCGGACGCTGCCCGCCGACTCCGTTGACGCCATCGTGACCGACCCGCCCTATGGCCTCGCCTTCATGGGCAAGAAGTGGGACTACGATGTGCCGAGCGAGGAGATATGGCGCGAGTGTCTGCGGGTGCTGAAACCGGGCGGGCATCTTCTTGCCTTTGCCGGTACGCGGACGCAACACCGGATGGCGGTGCGGATTGAGGATGCGGGGTTTGAGATACGCGACTTAATCGCGTGGGTGTATGGGTCGGGGTTTCCGAAGTCGCTGGATGTGAGCAAGGCGATTGATAAGGCGGCAGGCCGCATCGGTGAATCTGTTGTTGCCATCAAAAGAGAAATCCGCAAACGGTATGAATCGCAAGGCATGACGCAGGCGGCGTTCAACTTTGCCTGTGGCTTTGAGGCAAGTGGCTACTTGCGCGAGTCGTCAACATGGGCCAGCGTCTTGCCCCCTGCCGACAAATGGCAAGCCATAAAGGCCGTTTTGGGCTGCGGTGACGACCTTGATGCGTTGTTTGTCGAAGCGGAAAGGGAAGTGGTAGGCCGCACTAACCGAGGCAATGCGGTCAACACAGCCTTTATGAGCGGCGGCAATGATGTCACCGCCCCCGCCACCGACGCCGCCCGCCAGTGGGCCGGATGGGGTACCGCCCTCAAGCCCGCGCTGGAACCTATCACCGTCGCCCGCAAGCCGCTTATCGGCACGGTCGCGGAGAATGTGTTGGCGCACGGCACGGGTGCGCTGAATGTGGATAAGTGTAGGGTGGGGACGGATGGCGGAACCGCAAAGGGCAGCAAGCCTATGGGTGAAGGCAATGGCATTTATGGCGCAGGGTTGCATGGCGCTTGCGAAATACCGCAGTTGAGCGCAGGCCGCTGGCCCGCCAACCTGATACACGACGGCAGCGACGAGGTGGTGGGGCTGTTTCCTGTAACGGGGGCGAGTAAAGCCGCGCCTAGAGGCGGTACAAATCCAAATCCTATGGATTGGGGAAACGGAAGAACAGACGGGGATATTGTGAAAGGCCACACCGACAACGGAGGCAGCGCCGCCCGCTTTTTCTACTGCGCGAAGGCGAGCAAGCGGGACAGGGACGAGGGGAACAACCACCCCACCGTCAAGCCCACCGATTTAATGCGCTACCTTTGCCGCCTTGTCACCCCACCGGGCGGCACCGTCCTCGACCCGTTTATGGGTTCAGGCTCAACGGGTAAAGCCGCGATGCTAGAGGGTTTCGACTTCATCGGCATCGAGCGCGACCCGGAGTATGTGAAGATAGCCGAGGCGCGGATTAACGAGGCAAAGAGGCTAATTTAAATGCGCTACGCCGCACGCCGGGATGCCAACGATGCCGCCATCACCGCAGCCGTAAGAGCGGCGGGGTTTACGGTGTACGATTTGGGGCAGGCAGGGCAGGGAGTCCCCGATAAACTAATTACGGCCCCCGGCTTCGCGGCGTTCCTCGAAATCAAGACCCCGACGGGAAAACTGCGAAGGGGTCAAGAACGGTTTCAGATGGCGTTTGAGCCTTTGGGGATGTGGTTGCTAGCCCGTGACCCTGCCGAGACCGTTGCGTGGCTTCAGGCGCGGCTAACGACACACCAGAAGCCCTGACCCATGAGTTGATGGTGCTGGAGGTGGTGGATGTGGAACCGCTCACAGAGCCGGGGAAGCCACCAACGGGCAGGCTCTTGGATGAGGTGGGCATTCCTGCCATCCGATAACACCTTGACCGCCGCCCCTGTGTGGACGCTGAAGAAACCCAACCGGGGCATGATACGGGCGAGGTCATCTAACACCGCGTCGAGCCGGTCAGGTTCAATGTGTTCCAGCACATCAATGCAGCAGACCATATCAGCCTCTACGGGAGGCCCGTAGGACGGGAAGGCTGGGTCATAGGGGTGGTAATCAAACTCCAGCCCTGCGCCCTGCAGAGCGGTCTGGAGGTGCTTCTTCCCGGCCCCATAATCGGAAATTGACCGGATAGAGTTATCTACAGCCAGTTTGGCGACGAGAGGCGCAAAGGCGAGGGAGGCTACCCCGTAAGCAGGATTTGTGTGCAGTTCGACCTGCTGGGCGCGGTAGGCTTCGGAGATGGTAGTCATGCTTGCATCCTTCCCTGTAGGGGTCTAGCATCATCGTACCATAGGGGAGAGTCATGGCTGCTCACGAAAAAACCGTTGCGCTTTTTGTCGGAACCATGTTCCACAGCGCGACCATCACGCACCTTCAGCACCTTGCTACCAAGTCTTTCGCGCAGCACATGGCGCTCGGGGAATACTACGAAGCCATCCCCGACCTCGTAGACAAGTACGCCGAGGCGTATCAGGGTAGGTACGGCATCATCACGGGCTACGATGTCGAGTTCCATAAGAACAGCAACCCGAAGGCGTATGTGAAGTCGCTGTTGACCTTCCTCGACGAAATCAAAGGCTCACTCCCGAAGGACAGCGACCTTGTTAACCTGTTTGACGCGGTTGTGGATGGCGTGACGAGCCTTAAGTACAAACTCGAAAACCTCGAATAATGGCGCATAGGTAATGCCATATAAACCTAAAAAAATAGCCGACGCTTTGCGAAATTACCGCGCAGAAGATATGGCGATGTTTGACCTAACTGAACCGGGAAACATCAACCTAAACGAACGGCTTGGCGTAAAAAATGAAATCCCCGGTGAAGGCGGTATCAGTACGATACGCAGCATGGGCGTTAACATTGACGGCGAAGAAGTCCTCATCCCCACAGTCGTCAACGGGCGCATCGTAAGTGAAGATGAAGCCATCAAGCATTACCGTCGAACCGGCGAACACCTCGGCAAATTCAAAACACCGGAAGAAAGCACACGCTACGCTGAACGCTTGCATGAGCAAGAAGCACGGCGAGTTAACCCAAAGCAATACCGTTAACAATAGTTCCAGTTGATGCGGCACGGTAAACAGCAGTAAACTCAAGTAAATTGGATGCTCGTCCCCCGCGAGGACTTTTTATGGGGGACGGCTCACGATGCGTCCGTGCCTCGCACGGTGTGCCCGCCACCAAGACGCAAGCGGGCTGCATAAAATCCTTAACCCTTGCTACTGTTTCAGGTATGCTCCAATAGGTTAACGGAAACAAACACATGGCAGCGCGCACTAGAACGGTCAAACTGTCGGACGAGTGGAGGGAGCGCATCAGGGTCGCAGGCATCCTGCAACGCCTTGAGAGGGCCGCTATGGGCGAGGGCGATGTGACCCCTACCCAACTGAAAGCTGCGGAAATTGTCCTCCGTAAGACGCTCCCAGACCTTGCCAGAACCGAAGTGACCGGGGCAGACGGCAAGGAGCAGCAGATGGTTATCCGGTGGGGTACCCCCGTTGGCTGACATCCTGCTGCCGTACAACCCACGGCGGGCTTTCCTGCCATTTCACGATAGGAGCAAGCGGTGGGCGTGTTTAGTTGCCCACCGCCGCAGGTGCGGGTAAAACCGTTGCTGCAATCAATGACATCATTCGCGCCGCCATCATGTATCAGGGGCCGAATGGCTTATTTGCGTATGTTGCCCCTTACGCCAACCAAGCACGCCGCATCGCATGGGACTATTTTAAGTTTTATGCAAAACCCCTCATCGTAGATGCCAACGAACAGCAGATGACGCTGACATTGGTTAACGGGGTCAAAATCAGTTTGTTTGGGGCCGACAACGCTGATGGGCAAATCCGAGGCTTGGGACTATCGGGCGTGTACATGGACGAGTACGGCGACTTTAAGCCGAGCGTCTTTGGCAATGTCATCCGGCCTGCGCTCTCCGACAAACAAGGCTGGGCTGTGTTCGCCGGTACGCCGAAGGGGAAGAATCAATTCTGGGACATCTACGAGACAGCACGGCGCATCCCAGACGAGTGGTTTGTCCTGCGCCTGCCTGCCAGCGAATCAGGCCTGCTGCCGCAGAGCGAACTCAACGCGGCAAAGGCGCAGTTGTCGGAAGACCAGTACCTCCAAGAGTACGAGTGCAGTTTCGAGGCGGCTATCCTCGGCGCGTTCTTCGGAACAGAGATGCGACAGGCAGAGCCGCGTATTAACGAGCGTGTAGTCTTCGAGCCGGGGTATCCGGTACACAGCGCGTGGGATTTGGGGTATCGAGACGATACGGCAATATGGTGGTATCAGGTCGTGGGCGGCGAGGTGCGCGTCATCGACTTCTACGCAGTCTCGGGTGCAGACATCCGCGCCATTGCAGAAGTGGTTGTAAACAAGGGTTATCAGTACGGCAAGCATCACCTGCCGCATGACGCACGCGCCAAGAGCCTACAGACGGGGCGCAGCATCGTAGAGCAGTTGGCTGACCACCTCGGCATCAACCATTTGTCCGTGGTGCCAAACATCGGCTTGCAGGATGGAATCCAAGCAATTCGCCAGATGTTGCCCCGAACTTGGTTCAATTCCGTAAAATGTGGCGACGGAATAGAGGCTTTACGCCAGTATCAACGAGAGTATGATGAGGACAAGAAAGCGTTCAGGGCATCACCCCGACACGATTGGACATCACACCCTGCCGACGCTTTCCGTATGCTTGCCGTTGCGTGGAGGGCTGAACCGTCCGCGCAGAGGCCGTTAGAGAGCAAGACCTTGATTGTTGGGCCACAGAATGAGGTCACGCTAAACGACATGTGGCAGGTTCACGAGCGTAGCGTCTCAAGGAGGGCGCGAATATGAGTGGCG